CTATTTTGAGACATCCTCTATATATCTAGAATATATATACCCCCCATGTGGAGGATAATACACATGCAACCATTCCCCTTCCTTACGATATAATTGTACTTTGGCCCCATTAGGAAGGATTCCTAATATTCTACTAGATGTAGATTTATTTTCTCGAACATTTACACCACTTGGAGTACATATAGTACCTGTTTTCCCATCTAGGTTTATCCATGCTGTATTTGCATTTTCTTTATGTGTTGTATATGCCACATTTGAAGCTACTCCCAACACACCATTTACTATTGCTTTGGCGATTCCATTCATTCCATATTTATTAAGTATAATCACATCTCCAGAACTATCTATAAAACATACCTCTACATAAATTGTTTTACCTTTAGTTCTTTTGGTTAATGCTAATGGCTGATCTTTAATCCCTCTATTTCTAAAACCTAGTTTATTTAATTCTTTTAATACTCTATCTGCTTCTATTAAATACTTACCATTATAAGTATATACTTCTGATCCATACCCACCTACTGTAGTATTAAAATGTATGCAAATATTTAAATCTGCATCTACTGAATTACATAAAGCTACTTGTTTATTTAAACTTTCTTGTAATGTAGGTGCATAGTCCACTCTACATATATTAGTTCTATGGCCTCTTCCTCTTAATTCTTTATCTATTTCGTCTACTAATTGCCTTGTTAGTACTTCTTCTTTTAATCCATTTATTCCCCTAGTTCCTACATCTCCACCACTTAATGTATGTCCTGAATTTAAGTTAAATAACATCTTAAAATTACCTCCTGTGTTTTTTATTATATTTTTCAACTAAATAATAATGATAATTTCTATAATCATTTGTATAACTGAATTGAAAATAAAAAATTATCATGAAAATTTATAGCTAATATTTTTCATAATAAAAAGAGCAGGTTTTACTCCTGCTCTTTACTTTCCTTAACTGCTTGTCTAGCCGAACTTTGACCAAAATAAAATCCTATTATTAAAGTAAATACAGAAAGAAATTCTGTGCTTGATAAAGTTCCCTTAATACTTAAATAACAGAATACTATAGTAGTCAATAATGCTATAATCTTTTTTATCTGTAGAAATTTCTTTAAGAACTCCAATATGATTCACCTAGCTTTCTATTTAAAAATGTTGTGTTGAATTGCATAAAAAAAGAAGCTTACCAAAGCTCCTACTGATAATCCTATATACCATTTTAAAACAGATACAAGTTGCTTTAATTGATCACAAAGATTCTCAATTTTAGTATCTATTTTAGATTGATTTTGTTCTATCTTATCAATTCTTTTTCCATGATCATTAAGCCTAATATCATGTACATTAATTTTTTCTTCTAGTCTTTTATGTTTTTCTTCGCAAACTTTTAACTCCACATTATACCTCCATTAAATAAAATGCATCTTTTCTTTATGATTTAAATCTATAAATTTCCCTATATTACAAAAAAATTAGAGCAATAGAAATAATATCTCTGCTCTAATTTTTTACAATAAAAAAGACCTATTATGGTCATCTAATTTATCTTTATTTACTTTTACACATTGTTAACTTAAATTGATCATCACACAAATCTAATATTTTATAATCATCACAATTGTATTTGATTGATTTATTATTCTCATCTGTATCAACTAATTCTATATTATCTTTAACTTCGTTTATATCTAATTCAAAATCAGTTTTCCATATTCCACTTTCATCTTTAGACATAGGAAATTCTTTATTATTTAAATTTTCAGTTATTATATTTACATCATCTGCACCATATTTATTGTACCAATTTTCTAATTGGGTATTATCTGTGAGTTGCCCAAGATTAATAAAATTTGATTTTGTTGAATAATAATTGTTATCTTGATTAATTAAATATTTCCCCAAATCATAAGGTTTAGTAGGTGGAGTAAAATCGTTAGTCCATCTTGCTATTCCTTTAGATATTCTAAATTCATCTATATAACCATTAAATTTATGTTTATCTGGTAATCCTCCAATATGAGAATCATAAGAATTAGTAGCAATTGATAATGTTGAAGTACCAATAGATGTAATTGTTCCATTAACTGCTATGCTAAAATTACTACCATCTCTTATTAAAGCAACATGATACCACTGATTAACTGTTAAATTTACAGGTACAAAAAGATTATTTATAATGTTCCAAGATGTATTATTTGATGTTATACTTACCCCTAATCCGCCTGTAGAGTTAACTAAAAATGTAACATCACCATATGCTGAACTATTAACTCTCTTATCGTAAATCATATAATATAATCCACTAGATGGTAGTGAGTTCATATTAATCCAACAATCTATTGTAAAATCTTCATTAGTAAACTCTAAATCTGAATTACTAGGAATTGTTAAGTTGCCACTTCCATTAAAATACGCACTTCTTTTACCAAACTTTTTAGTAGACGATTCTAAAATAATACCATTGTTTGTTACTATATGCCCTATTTCATCTTTAAAAGTTAAATCATCCATGTGTAATAATAATTTTGTATACTTATCTAGTCCTGCCATTCAATCCTCTCCTTCCTTTCTATTTAAAATGAATATTTTATATCATTACTTTCATTCTTGCCTCATTAACACTTCAAATTTACCATCATTAATTTCTTTAACTTTATCTGATATTTTATAATTATTGCAGTCATATTCAATATATTTTTTATCATTTTCTTCTATAAGGTTTATATTGTCTTTTATATCATTTAAATCAATATCAAAAGACTTATAATAATCATTTTCTAGGTTTGTAGGTACTTTTTTATTATTTAATTCTTTAATGAGTATAGATAAGTCATCATAACCATATTCCTCTATTACATTGTATAGCTCTTCATCATTATTTATAATTCCTAAATCTATATAATTATTGTCTATTGAATAGTAATTACTATTTTGTTTTAATAAATATTTATATGGAGTAATAGGATTTTCATTATAAGGTTTTAATTCCCCATTTTCATTTATATCTATAGCATCATAATCTGCATATGCATCACTGCATTCTATTTTTACATAATGTTCTTTAAAAACTAAAGATGTTTTTTCATATAACAATATACAATATTTCTCTATATTATTACCACTATAGGTATCAGCGAGTATACCATCAATATATACTTTTATTTTTGAGCTTCTAGTACCATAAGTACCTGCTATAATTCTTAACCTATCACCTACAAAGTTAAATTTATATCCACAGATTGCCTGTCCATATGCTCTAGTAGAATTGTATCCTTTATCCGTTAGGTAATTCCAATTACCATAAGTTTTGAATTCAGTTTGTAACGGATTTATATCATATCTTTTCCATCCACTTTCAGGTTGTAATAACTGTTGTCCTATTATAGCCATTTCATATCACCTCCTATACTTCTTTAAATAATATATTACAAATATCACTATTTTTCTTTAATTTATCTATTGGCCTAAACTTCACTTCATTAACAATTCTTTTTTCAGTATTATCTACCAAATACCTCTTACTATCTTATAATTTTGTATCAATTGATGCAGGAGAATAGGTTATTGTATTATATGAGACTCCATAAAAATTAAATTTGAAGTATTCATCCATGCTCCTGCATAACTTATATTAATATCTTTAATCGTCCTTTTCTGTATCTATCTTTGCCTATACTGCATGATGTCAAATTCATCATCACATAAATCTAGTATTCTATAATTATTGCAATCATATTTAATAGATTTATTATTCTCATTTATATCAACCAAGTCAATATTATCCGTAACATCATTAATGTCTAATTGAAAATCAGTTTTCCATATTCCATTTTCATTTTTAGACATGGGAAACTCTTTATTATTTAGATTTTGAGTTATGATATTTACATCACCTGAACCATATTTGTTATACCAATTTTCTAATTGAATATTATCTATAGGTTGTCCAAGATTTAAGAAATTAGAATTAGTTGAATAATAATTTTTATTTTGATTTATTAGATATTTTTTAAATATATACGGATTATATTTTTTTATAATTCCGTTGTCGGCTATGTCTACTATATCAAAAGATATATATCCTTCATCTATGCCGAAATGTTCTATAATTATTGAGTGTTCTTTATTATCCCAAATAGGACTTTCGTAATAACATGCATGACCATTTACTTGCCCTAAAGGAGAACTATGTTTTATAGTTACACCATCTATAATTATATTTAGATTCATATTTCTCCCTTCAGTAGTATAAATTTGGTTAAGTAATCTAAATTGCTTACCTATGATATTAAATTTTACTGCTGAATATTTTGTTAAATCTTGTGAAAAATGTACATCTCCTAAGTAGAAATTAGTTTTATCTGAATATACTTTTTTACTCATATTAATATATTCAAAATTTTCATTATCATTATTTATTCTATTCCAGCCTTGTTCCGGAACTAGATAAACATTTCCCAATGCCATAGTACATCACTTCCAATTCTATTTAAAATGAATATTTTATATCGTTCTCATTATTATTCTTTCATTAACACTTCAAATTTAGCATTATTGATTTCTTTAATTTTATCTGATATTTTATAATTATTGCAGCCATATTCAATATATTTTTTATCATCTTCTTCTATAAGATTTATACTAGCTTTTACATCATTTAGATTAACATCAAAAGACTTATAATAATCATTTTCTAGCTTTGTAGGTATTTTTTTAGTATTTAATTCTTTAGTAATAATTGATAAATCATCATAACCAGAATTGTTTATTAAATTATATAATTCTTCATTGTTATCTATAGTTCCCAAATCTATATAATTATTGTTAATTGAGTAGTAATTATTATCTTGTTTAATTAAGTATTTATATAAATTAGAGTTATATGGTCTTAATCTTCCATTTTCGTCTATATCTATAGCATCTAAGCCATATACTGTATCTTTTTGATTATTTGATATTTCTACAAAGTGTTCTTTAAACAACAATCCAGTTTTTTCAAATATTAAACGTTGGTCAATTGAACTGGGAGAATAATCACTAAATATATAGTTTACATCATCTATTTTAATATTCATATTTGATGATCTATTACTAGACATAGTATCAATTAATCTTATTTTACTTCCTATAAAATTAAACTTTATAGTACAATTTTCACTAGGCTGAAAATACATTAATGAACCATTAGAATACTTTGAACCACTGACTATTTGTTTAGTACCAACATAATTGATATTACTATCAGTATCATCATACCTTATCCATCCACTTTCAGGTTGCAATAATTGTTCTCCTATTGTAGCCATCTTATATCACCTCCTACACTTCCTTAAATAATATATTACAAATATCACTATTTTTCTTTAATTTATCTATTGGTCTAAAGGGGTGACAATTATAAGTCATTTCACATTTGTTTTTTTCTAAATCATGTGTATATGCAAGTAATTTAATTCCTTCTAAATTTTCAAATTTACTTAATAATAAATCTTTAGTTATTAAATTGATATCTGTAAATCCATTACTATTAAAATTATGTTCATCTAATATTTGTGATGGAGCTTGTACTAAATTATTTTCATTTAGTGTATATAAAATATTGTCTTTATCTTGAATTAAATATTTGTTATCTGTAAATTCTATAGCTTTATTATATATTTCCAAATTAGATAGATTACCTTTATAATAATAATGCGCATAACTATAATCTCCTATTTTTAAATTATATTCGCAAGGATTATTATCATATAATACTTCGCTAGTTGATATTGGAATTGCTAAATTATTTTTATACATTTTAATAACTTTATCTTTTTTCGTAATTAAAATGCTGTTCCAAGTATTTTCATTTAAATTTGCACTTACTAGTCCATTATTAGATTCGCATAATTTATTAAGAAAAATACAATCAATTTTATTGTTTTTTATTTGTATTAATACCCCATTATCACTTGAAGAATATGAATTTGTAAATACAAAACTAAACCTTTCAACATCAGTACATTTTATATCAAACTTTATACTTAAATCATTTGCAGGAGTTATTGTTTTATTAAATTGTATATAATCACTAGTCCCATTAAAGTTTCTAGATGTTTTACCATTTTCAACAATTTTTGTAGTACCATAATAAGTACCGTTATTGTCATTTCCACTGCTATCTCTACATATATTATCATTATCTTCAAATTTATATTGTGCTACTAAGTTTGATAAGTAATCTTTCTTAGGATAATATTTTGCCATCTTATTTCACCTCACTTATACTCATAAAATCATTACTAAAAGGTATTTCAAATAATTTACCACTACCTAGATTTCCATTATCTATACCATCAATAGCTTGAGTATCTATAGTTTTAATCAATGAATTTAAATCATCTATACCATAAGTTTTAAAATTATTTTGTGTTAATACTTCTTTGCCTTCTAATTCGGTTATAGGTTTGTAATTGTTATTTTTATAAAATTCGGATTTTATTGTATAATAATTTTGATTTTGTTTTAGCAAAAATTTATAAAAATTAAATATATACGGGGTCATACCTCCATATATACCTATATTACTTCTTGTTCCATCTTCATTTAAAATATTGATGTCTCCATTATTTCTTATAGAAATATCATTTTTATTTTTCTCATTAATATAAAAAGATATATTATCTACAGATAAATTGTAAGATTGTTTGATTGCGGAAATAAAATTAGTTTTTTCGTTAAAAATATTTTTATTGAAAATGCAATTTGAAAATTTTCCTCCTATTCTATAAACATTCCCATCAGAAAACCTATAATCTATACTTGTTAATGCATTTTCAAATATACAATTATAAAAATTACTTTTATATTCATAAAAAGGACACCCAGAAAAAGTAATAATACAATTATAAAAATTTACGTTTTCTGTATATGGATGAAAATCAAATCTACTATCACCACATGAAACTTTTAGTTTGTAAAAATTTACATTTTTTAAATAGCTTACATTATCTCCAAATGGATGTACATAATATATTTCACTTTGTTTAGAAATACCTATTATATTTAAAAAAATATCATTGTTAACTAATTGAAATGATGGAATGTTATAATATCCAATTATATACACATCCCCAATACCACCATTGTTTTTTATAAAATCTTTAGCCCTACCTATAGTTTTAAAAGCTTTGTCTTTTGTTGTTCCTATATTTAAATCATTTCCATTTAAATTATCTAAATAACAAAATGCTGAATTATTCATAATACACTTATCACTCTTTCTTTAAAAACTTAATTTAAAATCTATCATTTATCACAATTTCTAAAATAAAAGCTGAGTGTCCAAAAATAACACTCAGCTAATAATTAATTTTAATATCTCCACTAAATTTACATTCTACTTGCAATAGTGTATTACTAGCATAAATAACTTCATACAAATCTTCTTTAACCTGTTTCCATCTTCCAACACCATCATATTGCAAATCTAGTTTATCTATCTCTTCGATATCTGTTATACTGTCCATGCCAAACAAATAAGCAAACCTTATCTTTTTAGTAGTAACTAATTCATTCCAGAACACATCATTAATAGCATTAAAAATATCAATATTCATCCCATTTTTTCTTACGTCATCTACAGTCAAATTAACATTTGCCCATTTTTCTCCACTAAATGTTTTCCATGTATTACCGCTATCTACACTACAAACTATTCTTATATTGTTACCATTAGCAGTTAATCTAAAATAATCTATATGATCTACATTACTTAAATTCATATCACCTTTTGGAATAAGTAAACGATCAAAGGGAATAGCTGTTGTTTTTAATTTTTGAATAACCCCATCTTCAAATGTTTCAAAACCTTCTATTTTTTTAAATAATGTTTTATCCACATTAACACTATATTCTGTAAAGCTTTCTGCATCTTGAACAACCTCAAAATCACTTATATGATTTGTCTCTAAATGTGCTTTACCATCAAATGTCATCATTTTGTCATCAATAAAATCATTACTCTCATCATTAGTAAATTCGTTTTTAACTGATATTAAATCCTGTGTATTTTCTGTATCATATCTCAAAACATTCACACGAGGCACTTTAAAATCTACTGTGTTAACAGGGATGTTAACGATTCTAGGTGTTTCGGCACTTCCCACTATACCCATTTTGGATATTTGTTTCATCCCTGCGCCAACTATTTCTCCTGCATCTATACCATCAATAGTTGTAAACTTTCCTGTTTCCTCTGAATAAGCTACTAATTGTTTATTTTTCTTATTAGTAACATCTACATCCTCAAGCTCCTCAAATTTTGTAATTCTTTTATCTATTATTTCCTTTTGTATTTTCTCACTTGACCATCCAGTTTTATTAGAAATTACACTATCATCTAAAATTATATCCTTGTCCAAGGTTACATTAAAAAATTCACTCATTAAGCCACCTCCTATTCACTGATAACTAAATGAAAATCTCTAATTACAAAATTATGATTCTCTGCATTTTTAGTTATTTTTACATATATACCTTTACTTTCACTCTGTTTTATACTATCTATAGTTAAAGAGTCTGTATAATTTATACCATCGAAGGATAGTTGTATTAAATCATTACTAGGTGTTTCAGTGCCTATTTTAATATTGTTATAATCCTTATCTCCTATATTTTTAATTGTTATTAGCTCTTCTAAATCTTGGAGCATAGCAGGACTAACATTAGTTACTACATTTCCATGATATATAATTTCAAAATTATATGGACTAAATACCCACATATCACCATATTGTAACTGAAGAGCATCACTAGTATATATCACTTTTCCATCCCTATCTTTAAATATAAAATATCCACTCATGTTACCATCTATAAAAACTTTACATTCCATATCTGAATTAAATAATCTAGTTTTAATTAAATTATTATCTAAATCATATAACTCACATAAAGTATTCTCTGGAAAATTCTGAATAGTTACATAGGGATTAGCGTAGACCTTATAATTATTTAATATAAAATCTTCATCACTATACTTCATAAAACCTTGCTTTGTAAGTGGCTCTACAAATTCCATTCCCCCTATGTTTGTATAATTTTTGCCATCATTACTTGAATAAGCTTGTATATAATTATCTTTCTTAAGTATTTTCCAATATCTATTTTGTTCATTCGATTTTAAATCCTTAATACCAAAAATATAGTCACTATTACCTAAATAAAGCATGGAATAATCCATATCTTTGATATCATTGAAATTTTCTTTTTCAACCTCAATAACAAATTCTTTATAATCAAATTTTCTTTCTATTTTATTATTACTTATTAGTTTTAATTTACCTGTTTTAATATCTCTAGTTATATTACTTTCCCCTGCAAAATCAGAAAAAGAAGAAGCTAAGAAAAAATTCTCAGCTTCTAATAACCCATTTTTAACTTGTATAAGTTTCATTGAGATCACTCCTAAACCCTAGGCTGCATTATATAATCATATGGTACAAACTCAACTATTTGTATATCTTTAGTTCCTATACCGTTTGCCAATAATGTATGCGCTTCCTCTAGTGCATCTTCATAACAATTAGTAGCGTAAGATGTTATTTCGCTTCCATTTTTATCTGTTTCATGTCCATATGGTAATTGGGCTAAAGTTTTATTTTTTAATACCCCCCACATCTTTTGTCTAGTTTTTTTAAAATCTATTGTACTTGTTAACATGCTATCTACCTCCCAAATATATTTTTCTTTTCAAAGTTTTGTGTTTCTATCATGTAATTTCTTTTACCCTTTAGTTTATCTAAATCTTTCATAATATCACCATTAGTTGCTACTTTATTAAATTTTTTTTCAATATCCATAGCTTTTGGATTATACCAAATTGGTACTAAGTTAAAATGATGTTGTTTTAGATAATCTATTAAATTAGCTATAAGTAATCCTATAGCTTGTAATCCATTCTCAGCATCAAGGAAATATACCTTTTCAGCTTCCCACCTAATCCATCTGTATGCTCTAATATAATCTATATTTGGACTTGATGTATCTAAAGTATACCAATCATAAATCAATTCCATTATAAATTGGATAGATTCTTTACCTGTACAACTTAACCAAGATTGTGTATTTTTATGCCATATCATTATTAAGATATTTGTTAAATCTAACATTATTTCAATACTAATTGTCATAGGTGGAATGTTATAATCCACTCCCCAATCTTTACCCCATTCAATAGGATGATTATTAAATCTTAGATATTCATAATCTAAATTATTTAATAGATCATTATTATATATATAATCTTTATTAGGAACAATTATCTTATCTGTTGGATTTGTAGGTTTTAACCACCACCATCTTTTGGTTATTTCAATAAATTTATTTTTATTCGGCACATATATTTGTTTTATAGCCCCATTATTTAAATATTTATTACTTTGTCTATAAATTTGCCATATACTTAAATTTAATAAATCTCTTTCTATCTGCTTATAAATATTAATTATAGGGTTGTTACCAAAATATTTTTCATTATGTTTAAATATATTAGTTGTATATTCCCTATCTAAATATCTATTATTATATTTAAATATATCTCTTATAGCCTGTCTATCTAAATACCTGTTGATACTTTTATCTATAAATTTAAATACATCTTTATAAAAATATTTTTTATTATGATCTTTGAATATTTCTTTATGTGCTATTTTATTTAATGCATTTTTAATTCTATATTTTTTTATATCCTTTAGAGCTATATTATACATTAACATGGTTTTATAATTTCTATCTATATCTTTTAAATCTAATATTTTTAAATTATTTATACTTGTATCTATATCTATTCCAATTATAATATCTTTGTTTAACATTGTTTTATTACTTATTTCAGCTACTTCTTTTAGATTGGATCTATCTATAAATCTATATTTATTTTTATTTATATTTTTAAATCCATATTTCTGAACAAACTTCGATTTATCTATATCTATTTCCTTGCAATAGATTCTATAAAGATAATATCCAATATTCTTTTCTATATTTATATACTTCTCTAGTTTTAAATTTTGTAAAGATTCACCTTTAAATATTTCTTTTTCTACTATTAAATCTGTATATATACTTTTGAATTTATTCAGTTGTAGATTTTCTCTATCTATAGATAAATTTATTAAATTATTAGCTTTATTTAGTTGTAGAATTTCTCTTCCCAATAACTTATTGTTATAACATATAGATATATCTGCATTTTTTCTTACATCAAGTTCCTTACTTATTTTTATATTTATACCTATATATTTTATTTTATCTAAAGATATAGTATTGTTTTTATTTATTTCTTTATTTCTTAATTTTAACTCTTTTTCAAATTCTTTTTTTATATCGGCAACTTCTTTAAATAAATATCTATTCTTTTCTTTACCTATATTATCTTTAAGTTGTTTATAAAATAATTTGTTTTCCTTAACCTTATCTATTTCAATGGTTGTTTCTTTATAAAATAATTTTTCTGTAGTCTTTAATACTTTTTCTGTAGTATCGTATATAAAAGTTCCACTAGAAAAAGCATTGTCCCCTACATATTCAAAACTACATAGGGGTATTTTATGTAGGGGCATTTATACCACCTCTCTTATTTAGTTGTTTTATAACATCTAATAGCAACACAATAATTTATATTAGCACTATTATTTAAGAAACAATATGGTGCAGTAATTTTAAATTTCTTATAATATTCTTCCTCTTCTGTATCTTTCTTATATGCTAGCCTATCTGTATCATTTATTGCACTGGCATCACCTACAAGTACATTAATCATTTTACCTCTTTCCATATCAACTGGATGTACAAGTGTTATATCTGAGAATTGATGTTTTTTATGATTATATCTACTGCCTTCTACGTTGCATTTATCCATAAAAGGATTAGTAGCATAAAAGGCTGGATAATGTGGTTGATATGGCATACCTATTTTATTAGCTATCATACACACATCTGTTACTCCTGTGGCAGTTCTTTCTCCATAAAACTTTGAATAATTAGGTTCTATATCAGAAGATACGGTTATGCCAAAATTATATTTATCATCTGTGTAAGCTGAATCTTCTACTGGCTTTAAAGCTCCAATATAAGCATAAGATGTAAGATAATTTTCATAAGGATGAACATCTGCAGATGGATCTCCACATAATACTAAGTTTATACTATCTTTAGTTATATTTATCCAATATTGAACTGGTAAAAAGTCTTTAATTTCTGGCTGCAATTTTCTATACCATGCTAATCTATAATTATATTCAGCTTGTATATTTTTAGATATACCTAGATCTGTTTTATCTGCATTTAATTTATCTGATATTTGCAATTTTATATTGTTTATAGAATTACTTTTAGTCTTAGCACTAACATATGCGTTGTAATCTCCGCTTTTACTCCATCTATCAGAAGTTCCAGCCATTACTTCTAGTACTTGTGCATCTGTTCTACTGAAGCTATCTCCATTATGGTTATAGTAGGTATGCAATTTATCAAAGTCAATTAATGATTTTTTTTCCTCTTTTGTTAAGTCTGCTTTTTCTCTATCTATTTTTAGATAAAACTCTTTTCCATAGGTTGTTGTTGCTTTTATAATACACTTATCATTTTGAGAACCTACTGTAAATACAGTGTCTACCTTATCTGTTTTAGAATCATCTGTTATAAGATTTATCGTAGTCTCTTCTCCTGTTGATCCTATTTTATCCATACTATCTGGATATACTAAATCCCATTTATATATACCTGAATTTTGTGTTATTTCAGTTGCTAATGTTTTTACTAAGTTTTTTACACTTGTATTTCCTTCAACAAAATAAAAATTATCTGTAGCCATTTTATCTACCTCCTGTTATCAATTATTTATTTAAATTTGTTATTTTTAAAGTATTTAAGTCCATTATAAATATATCTTTTAAATCTCTATTTGTATCTAAATTCACATTAAATTTTTTAAGTAGTTTATTACCATAAGGTCTATATTGATATATTTCCAAAGTTACAGGTTCTTTTAGTTCTACTCCATTAAAATTATTTATACTTATAAGAAGCTTTTTATTTTTGTACACTTTAACACTTATTATTTCAGGATTTTTATTTGTTTTATGACTTGTATAATCAAAATTAAGATAAAATCCATCATAGGATTTATTCCCATACCAAACTTTTTTATCATCTATCTTGCCATGTAAATCTATATCTGCATCTGTATTCTCTTCCCAATTCATTACTACTGCTATATCCCATTCATTATCTATATCCTCTATGCCTGGTGGTGGCTCCACTGTAATACTAGAATCTTCTCCATCTATATACTCTAAATCCACAATTATCTGTCTACTATTGCCGCTTAAATTATGGAAAATAAAAGAAATAGGTGTATTAGCATTTACTTTATAGAATGTATTAAAGTATTTATGCTCCCCTATTTCCTTAGTTGTTGCATTATCTATTATTTTGATTTTATTAATTTCTAAGCTATATTTATCCTCCTTTTTCCAGCCTGTTTGATTAAAATGCAATCCTGTAATATATACATCTTTATCAAATTTAAATTGCTCTTTATAATCATTTTGTATTGCTGGGATATCTAACAATATACCTTTTACCTTTTGAATGCCTTCAATTTTTCTGTATATAAAAGTATCAATTTTTTTCTTTAGACCTTCATATTGTACATTTGGCAATAAATCTTTTAACTGTTGTAGTAAATCTTGTATATTATTAGTATTTATCTCTGGATAATTAATTCTTATGTTATCATCTATCATACTTAACAAATGATTTTTTAAATCCTCTGTAAGTTCTTCAAAATTAATTATATATTTAGGTAAGCTCAAATTAAGCACCTTCTTTATATTCAAAGATTGAACTTGTATCATTTCTTGGATAAACTTGAGCTGTTTGTGTTATCTTTAAATAAGGGTTCTTAATATTAAATTCATCATAAAAATGTAATACACTTTGATATAATTCTTCCAAAGTTACAATTCTATTTTTATCTTTATCAGATTTCTTAGTTTTAATGCTTTGTGTTAATGCCCATGTAAAAGCTCCTGAAGGATTAGGATTTCCATTATATCCAGCGCTCAAGTCACCGGATGTTTCTGAACCTGCACTAGCTGTTAAAACCTTATATCCTTGTTTATTTAATGTTTTGTCTATACTTCTAAGTTTCTCCTCCACTACAGCTAATGTATATGCAAAATTTTTATCTATAGCAAGTCCACTGTGGCAAGTATCAATAAATATTACCTTAGTACCTTTTATATCATCCAGTATTGTTTGTAATTCATATACTGTTATTATGTTATCTTTCGCTACTAAGGCAAACTTATCTTCATATACAGTACCATGTCCAGACCAAAACAAATAACTAATATCATTATCTTTTGCATCTTGAAAAGTGCTTTTTATTAAATTTAATGCTTCTGACTTAGTCTTATTTTTTGCAACTATATTTTTTGTAAATTTAGCACTTTGTTTGTGTTCTTTAAATAAATTAGACATATTGTCAGCATCATATGTGCAACCCATAAGGTTATTAGCGCCTTGTAAAGTATATTCACTTTCTCCTATCGCTAAAAATCTATAGTTTTTTTCACTAGTGGTAGGTATAGTAGGTGTAGGTAAATTACTATTTTCTAATATATTAAAGTCTACCCATAAAACTTTACTAGTTCCACTAATATTATTGTAAATAAATTTAACTGTGCCATTTATAGGATAAAATACATTTAAAAATTTATGTTCACCATATTCTTTAGTGCGTACACTTTCAAATAATTTATCATTACCTATTTCCAAATCCCAGCTATCTTCAAATCTCCAACTAGATTGAGAATATGTTATACCTGTTATTTGTCCATTTCCCTTAAATTCTATTATATGCTGTCCTTTTACTGCAGGAATCTCTAGCATTTTCCCATAAATTTTCTGTGTACCTGATATACCTAAATTTCCACTTAAATTATCTAACTTTACACCTAAAGCATTTAACGCATTTATTAAATCATTATAATCTACACCTTGTATTTTATCTTTAATTTCTGATAATAAATTTTCCATATCTTTGGTAGAAAAATTTATATTGCCTATGTCAACTTTCACACCATTTTGTAAATAATCTTTAATAAGATCTGATAGTTCATCAAAGTTGACTACATAGGAAGGTAATCCCATATTATTGCCACCTCCTATACATAATCTATTGTTTCTAATTTACCATGATTATCTTTAATTAATTGTATTGTTTTGCTTGTATTATTAGGGTACGTTGTTTTAATTCTATATACTTTACCTTCTGCATTTCTAATTAGTTCTTCTTGCCATTGCATATCTGTTCCATTAGCATATATAAATTTATATGCTTTATTATTACTATCTCTAATTATTCTACATGGATATTCGGGTAATTCCCCAGCATATTTTGAATCTTCATTTGTACTTATTTGATTTTTGAAATTTCTTTTTCTTAATTCTTGATCTAAAATATAGACTACTGGTTCCCTAAAATTTTTATATCCCATATGTGCCATTTTAATCACCTACTATTGTTTCAATCTTCCACTGCCTATTTGGATACATTGATCATACACTTTTGTTTTATCTCTCATACCTTGTAATTGCAATGTATCTACATATGTGTCAGCATTTATTTCTGTACTTATTCCTACAATTAAATACCAGCCATTACCTCTTTGATTATTTACTAATTTAACTACTTGTCCTAAATCAATATTAGGTATTCCAGCTACTGGTACTACATTTAAAGCAGTACTCTCTCTCCACATATCTAAAAATTTATATCCTGCTACCTTTTGTTTTAATAATGGAGTATTAGCTAATGGATTATCAATTATATCTACCCATCTTTCACCATTTAAATAACTAGTCATAGCTTTGGATTCAAAAATAGAATATTTATCATTACAACAAATCTTTAATATATTTCTCATTAAACTGGAATCTCTGCTAGCAGTTTCACTAGATAAATTAGTATCAACAGATAAAACATAATCATGGTGATTTGCTTCATGATTTGATTCATTATAAGCAGGATATTGCTCTTCTAATATTATTGTACCGTTTTTGTTTGCCCTTATTCTGGCATACATAGTTTCTACCAAATTACTAATTATATCATTATACATAGTACCTATTTCACATTCTAATTTAGGCACAGTATAATTATTTCCTCCACCTCTTTGAAAACTACATTTTGCATCGGATACAACAGTAGAAATTATATCTGCTGCGGTTTTATTATAAAATTTTAATTCCTTATCACACAAATTTAACATTCTATAATACATATCATGACAAGTCATTTCTATTGTTTTATCAAGTGTATTATAATCATATTTTTTAATTACACCTGTAAATTGAAGTACATCCTCTATATAAATTTTTACCTGTGCAAAATTATCTATTATCCCTTGTGTTCCTCCTGCAAAAATAGCAGTAGGTAGATTTTCATATTGTGCTGTAATCGTAGCTTCAGCAGTAGGCGTAGTTAAGGTTCTATTTATTTTTACTGACACTAAACAATGTTCTAATATTATTTTATTAGCATCACCATTTTCAAAAGCCTGATAGCCATTTTTTTTATAAAGTTCTACTTTACACTTTGTCATTATCTTTCACCCATCCACTAGCTTCATGATTACATAAAAGCTCTAAATTTATATAATATATATCACCTTCGATAGGAGTATCTATCTCAAACTTATTTTGTAAATATCCTTTGTATTGAATTCCAAATTCATCTACAAATATGAATCTACCTGAATAACTTTTTCTAAAGTCTAAAAACTTAGCTATATTACTTTGTGTTTCCTCATCATTTTCTCCTTTTATATTAAAAGCAACTGTAAATTCAATAATACAATCACTTTTAATATTTTTTTCAAAATATGTGTATCCTTGTACTGTTCTAATACCCTTACGAAAATAAGCAGGACGAGGTGGCTTATAATTAGTTATTACGCCACCTGTATTTTTTCTATCTTCATAAAGCAAATCTACTTTAAAATCTTTTATTCTATTTAAGTCCATATAAGCCACCCCCTAATCTCTCAATACATCATTCATAAATAATCCTGTCATAACATTTTTCATAGAATTTTCTGTCATTTGTTTAAATTCATTAGCTATCTTATTAGCCCCTTCTTTATCTGCATTTGGTATAGTTACATACATTTTTATATCCTGTGTAAGTCCCATACTTTTATTCATGTTATTAGGTCCATATGGAGATGCATAAGTACCACCATATGCTCCACTAAGTGACATATTATTTAATCCATTAAAATTTGGTCTTACATTTCCTAATCCTTTAATTTTATTAGCAATACCTTTAAATTTATTATTTATGGCGCTCTCTTGATTATCTATACCTTGTATAAGACCTTCTCCAATAAAATTACCGTAATCAGCAAATACACGTGATGGAGAATTTATACCTAACATTTTCTTAAATCTATTCTTTATTTCATTTGCTATACTCTCAATAGTCTCTCTCACTTTTTTTATACCTTCTTTGAGTCCACTTACTAATCCTCTCATAATATCCTGTCCTATTTTATGCATATATGTCCGGAATGCTTTCCATTTTATTTTCCATTTTTTTATATTTTTATCAAAATGGCCACTTATTTTTTTACATACGTTACTTATTTTTTTACCTAAATCATCCGCTGCTTTTTTTAACTGATCCCAATGTTTAATCACTTCATATACTATAAGTCCTATTGCTGCAATAGCAACTAAAATTAGAAGCGTTTTTGAAGTTATTATGGTCTTTAATAATCCAAATATCCCTCCAACTTTCTTTAATTTACCAAATATACCTATCACATTATTTATAGTACCTACTAATTTGCTAAGTACCGTAAATGTTTTAGCAACTCCAGCTATTGACACAATTATTATTGCAATAGCGTTTTTTACAGGATTAGGCAATTTATTAAATGAATTCATTAATTCTACTGCTTTATTAGCTAGCTTTGTAAATATTGGGATTAATTTATTATTCAATATAGGTACTAATTGATTATTAAATATAGGTATCAACTGTTTTACTATAGATGTTTGTAATTGTGCAAAAGAATCTTGTACTTTTTTTATGGAAGCTTGTATATCTTTTTGAATTTTATCATAATTGCCCTTTGCAATATTAGCAGGACCCTTTTTGGGGTTCTTACTCTTTACCTCTTCAGCAAGAGTATTTTTCATCCCAGTTTTAAGAAGATTTTGTGCCGCAGCACTAGGTTTCTCCATAGATTTTCCTATTTTGCTTAAAGTTCCTGCTTCTTTGGCTAATGCTTCTTGTAATTTTTCAATTCTAGTTTTTTCTTTCTCAACTTTATGCACAAATATTTCTAAGTCTTTTCCAGCTCCATTAAGTGCTTTTTTAAATTCACTAGTATCTAATGTTAAATGAGCAACTGCCTCTCCTACATTTACTGCCACGTTTTTCCTCACCCCCTATCTTTAGGAATAAAAAATCTCCTAACTTCATTTAACTAATAATTCTAGTTTTTTATCACTTTAATCTTTTATATGTTACATATTTTTTATATTTATTATTTAGTTTTAACATTTATTTATGTTTAAAAAGCAAAAGGTTAAAAGCTAACTTTTATTATTAGCATTTAACCATTGGATCACATCTTCATTATTAGTTTTATTCGTTCTATCTCCATCTATAAACTTAGGCTCTCTAGCATCCTCTTTACTAATCTCATTTAATATATAGACACATGCCTCATCAAAGCAAAAAGCTTCATAATCATTAGTCAATCCTATAATTTCACTAGGCCTTTGTCTATATTGTTTACTTATTGATATTACACTCAGTATTCTCTGACTCTTCACGAAAGGAGTCTAATTCACTAACCCCTTCCTGTGTATAATTAAACAATGCTACTATTTGTTCATCTGTAAGCTCTAATTCTACACTTTTTAAATCTTCTATAGAAGGTTCTACAAGTGCATTCTCAGCCATAATATACATAACATCTGTCATTTGTGTTAAGTCAACATTCTCTTTCGAACTCTGTTTACCATAAAATAGTTCCTCTGCTGCACTCAATAGCTTGTTAGGTACAACTCCTTTTCTTACCAAATTTAAAAGAGATACTCTTTTAACTCTAGCATTAAAAGGTATCCCTTGCCCAAATTGTGGTAACTGAATCACTTCACCTTGAGCTACTTTTTTTAAATCTTCTATATTAGTTACTTTTAAATCCATTTGTTATACCCTCACTATCTAATTTTTATTGTTTTAAATTCTGTGGATAATGCTGTGGTTTTACCACTTCCATCTAATTTATTTATTTCTTTAGCTTCAGCAATATAAACTGTATCTATTGCTAAAGAATCAGGTACAAATGTCACTATTTTCTTAGTATCATCTATAGTTACATTTCCATTTACTCTAGAATTATCAGATTTTCTCTTTATAATAAAGTTTTCTAAGTTAACATCATCTTGATTAATTTGATTTGAAAAACTCCACACTACCCTGTTAGTTATACTTACTCCTACATCTGGATTGTTATTTTCTACTTCTCCACCTTCTACTCCTATATCTTCAATTGGAGTAGATTCTCCTGGCTTTTCTCCATTATCATTTTCTTCTAATTTATTTATAAATTCTATTTCTACAGGTTTTTCATTTCTAAATGGTATACTTTCAGCCTCATATGAAGACACTAAAAATTTTCCATCTTGAATTTTATATTTAGCTGGCTTACCTTTACAATGCTTATACACGAACTTAACATATCCTGTGGTTCTAGAATAGTCTTTTTCCTCTGTAAATATTTCCATAGTGAATGGATGTCTTTCTACTGCTATACCTACTTCTGTTCCACAATATTTATTATCTTGTATAGTTCCTCCATCTATTAAAGCCATAGTTTCTATATTAAATAGATTGTCTTTCATTTTTAACTTGTAACCTATAACAATATCATCTGTTTCATTTATTCCATAAATTTTATTTTTAATCCTTAATATATCTCTTTTACCTTTACTGTTTATAGGTTCTATATCTATTTCATTACTTGTTTCTATTGTATGTTTTGTATTTGTTACCTCATCAATAAAATTAACTTTCACAACATTAACTAAAGTTTTTCCACTTATCATTAAATTACCTCCTTAAACTTTTAAATTGTTGATATTCTATGCTTGTAGTATAGGCTTGTACATCATAATCTATAATGCTTGGTGTCTCATTCCCTGTAGGTCTAAGATCTTCTATTTTTTTTAAAGCTTCTTTTAAATTCTCTACATAAAATTCCATAGTGGAATATTGATCCATAGGTCTATAGACTATAATATCAAATAGTTTATAACCAGATATATTTCCAACTAAGGCATGGACACCATTTTCTCTTATAACTACATAGCTTTCTGTACATTTGTTTCTCTTTTGTCCAGGAGCATACACATTATATCCTAATTTTTTTAAATATAAATATACCTTTTGCCATAAAGTTTCAGGTATAGCATTATTGATTATATCTTGTTGTATGGAATCTCCTGGAACTTTGTAATTAAATTTAGACATTTACATCACTTCCCAAATAAATTACTCATCCCCTTAAGTATTTGTGGACTCAGTTTATCTATAGTTGGTTTTAATATTGCATATTTTTTATCATTACATAATTCTAAAGACGAATAGTAATCCTTATTTCCAGAAATATAAATATTACATTTGTCACCTTCCCACTGTTTTCCACCTTTAATTGTTTCAATATCCTTACCTGATTGATCCTTCCAAGGTGCATTTTTTTTAGCATCTTCTTCTAGCTTCTTTGCGGCAATATCTGCATACCCACTTATAGCAGTTTTAGATTGCATCTCAAATTCAGATAATCCATCAATAACACTATCTATATTTACTTCAAATTCCCTCATATCATCACACCCTGTTTAATATCATATCAAATACTAGGTTTTGAATATTTCCTGTGTCAACTATTTCATACTTAGTTCCATCTAATATAAAATAATCATCCTTTTGTATTTTAGAGCTTATATCATTATAGATAATTAATAGTTTATCATTATATAAATTATTAAATTCCAGGCCTTCCATAGAAGTTGTAATTATATTACTATTATTTCTATAATAATATCCTTTTATAGTGCATACATATACTTCATCTAGTTTTTCATCAAAAGCATTTTTACCTATTCTTAATATTTTTATTTCTCTTAATAAGTCTTTTTTTTCTAGCTGTTCATATATCTTTTTGCTTATTTTTCCTCTATTCATATTAGCCATTAATGTTCATCAACTCTTTCCACAGAAATTTGATTCTTTAAAATCTTCTGTTCTTCTTTGAAATGTTCTGCTAGAGTTAACCAGTAAGCTCTATTACTTTGTAATTTTACACCTGCAACTTCTATACCATCATCTGCAATTGCTTTCAGAATACACCCTTTATAACTTGATTTTTCTACATCATTATTATTGATTTCTAGTAGCAATTCTAGCTCTTTATCCTCAAAATAAGGATACTGTTTTTCTTGTAAATTAAATTTCAAAATCTCTAAAGGTGTTCTCATTTTTCTCACCTTCCTCAGTTAAATTTTATTTCTCTAAGGTTACTAATTTTTCTGCAAATATTTTTAACAATAGTTTAATCATTTATTTAGCTAGCTTATTACATAACCTTAAATCATCCTCATTATGATAAATTATTGAATATAGCTCACCCCCCTATGCTTACTGTACAACCTTTAAGTTTTCTTGAAATAAATAAGCATTAGATTTTATAAAAGCCTTAATTTATAACTTTACTTATAAGAAGTTATAAGAATTAAAACTTATTTTGCAAATCTAATGCATTATTTAAAGATGATAAAATTTTCAGTCCAAATTATTTAGTTTTTTAACTTATTCTTAAAAGTTGTAGATTTTAATTTGGTTTCATAACATTCATTTATTTTTTAATGAATGCTTTACAGTTGTTTTATACAATAAAACCTCTGCTATTTTTATAATACTATTATATTTCATTTGAATACTTTATTTATCCCAACTTTGTCTCATTTTTGTCCCAAAATATTTTTATCCGATGACTACCCGCTCTAATACTCCAATCTTTTTCAAAATGGGAGTAAAGAGCGGTTACGTCCCTGGATAACGATTTCTAAGGAGTAAAACTCCTAAGAAGTCTGTTAATAAGCTTTAGAGGGAGTAAAAATTCCCTCTGAAGCCAAGAACTCTGTTTATACTATAAGGTTATTCAATTGTGCTACATGTTCTACTAATTCATTCTTTTTTCTATAAGCTGTACTCCTTGCTCTTCCAAACATTTCTACAGCTATCCAATCTACACTTTTATTTTCTCCGTACTTTAACCTTATAAATTTTTTATTCTCTTCATTTAATGATGAAAGATTATCTTCCATTACGGATATTTCTTCTTCTATTTCTCTTATTTTATATTCTACTTTTCCTTTCTTCTTAATTTTTTCTCCTAGTTCTATCTCTAATCTTTCTATTTGTCTTATTAGCTCTCTCTCCGCATAGCTTGTTCCATTACTAGAAGTTTGTACTATTTCATCATATGTTCTACTTCTAGATTCTTCTTCTAATGTCACGTTATTATTTTTAATTTTATCCATTATAATTTCTATTCTATTAGAAAGATGCTTGATTCTATTTTTTAATTTACTCAATTCTTTTTTACTTCTAAAATACCTATACAATCTTTCTTCTGTTTTTATATATAATTTTTTATCCAACATATCTAACCTCCTATAATAATTCTTTATTATATTTTCCATAACTATAATGCTACTTTTTGATATCTTTAAAGGCCTTTAGAAATGCCTTTTGGTTTAAATTTTATATACTTTTTTACATTTCTTTATTATTTTTATTTAACTCATATATCATTATTTCTTTTCCCACAATATCTAAAGCTTTTTGTAAATCTTTTATTGTAAAGTAATGCTTAACCACTTCATCCGTCCAGCTATTTTTCGCGACTCTTAAAAATTCTAATGCCTCTTGATGTTTGTCTAATAAATTTATACTTTCCTTTAATAATTTCTCATAATCTATGCTTTTCTTTACATACTCTTTTAATAAAATCTTTAATACTGCATTTTCTTCTCTAAATGACCCTATCTCTTCAAAAACTTTATTTTCTATTTCTTTAACTAATATAGTTGACATCTTATACCTCCATCATACTTAATTTTCTATTATATTATTCAAGACAATCAATATTCTTATTTCAATAATTCTTTTAATATCTCTGTTTTCTCTTTAGCTTTTTCTTCTCTTATATTTTTACCATCATTTAAAATAGGAGTGCACATTTCTAAAATTCTATAGTATGTCCTCTTTTCATATCTATTTTTAAGTTCTATAAGAGATAAATTTGTTGTAATTATAAGTGGTAATCCATTCCTATATCTACTATCTAAAATATTATAGATTTTAGTTCTAGTCCATTCTGTATCCTGTTCTGTTCCCAAATCATCTATTATCAATAGATCTGCATTATCTAATCCTCTCAATATATCTTCTTCTACTTCTTTTCCAGATTTTTTATATGTGTCTTTAATTCTATTTAATAAGCTATCTGCATTTACACATATAACTGGTAACATTTTCTCTATAAGAAAGTTTGCTATACATGCCACAGTATAGGTTTTACCATTTCCCGGAGAACCATATAATAAAAGTCCTACAGATTCTTTTTTCATGTTTTCAAATTTTTTAGTATATTTATTAGCTATTTTATACATTTTGTCATTACCTTTAGTAAAATCCCAATTTTTTAATTTACTATTTCTAAATTTTTCATCTATTAAACTATTTTTAATAATCTTTTTTAATCTTAATTGCTTTTCTTTATTTATTTCTTCTTTCTCTTTTGCCATTAGAGCTTCTCTTTTGCACTTGCACATTACGGGACCTTTTATACACCTATTTAATCCTGGAATATAAGTAATCTTTTCAATAGCTTCTCCACATACAGAACATATTTCAACTCTTTCATTTTCACCAGCAATATTATAATCCAATTCCCTGCTTTTTAAGGTCTTCTCCAAAGCTTCTCCTACTTGTCTCATATACCTCGCCTTCTCTCCATTTCTTACTTATCTCGTTTTTCTTTACATCTTGTGGTAATTTATATCCTTTATTTATCCAGCTTTCCAAAATTGACATTGTATATTTAAAGCCTTTTATTTTGCCCTGTTCCTGCTCTCTTCTTTTTGTAATATTTAATGCATATATTAATAAATCAGTATAATCTTCTTTAGCCATGACTTTTAATACTTGATTTAAATAAGTGGCACTTATTTGCCTATAAAAGGTATTAAAATATGCTTCATTAATTTTATCTAAATTTTTTCTAATATCACTCTTTCTATCTTCTTTTATTTCTATATCTATATCTTCTATATCTATATCTCTGCCGTTACTTAACGTTTCATGTAACATTACATTTTTTTTATTGTCATTATTTTTGCAACTTTGTTTTTTAGTTTCTTCCAATAGTTCTTTTTTCTTAGCTCTATGTTTAGCTACCCTTTCCCTTGTTTGTTGTCTAACTTTCTCCATACCTTCTATATTTTGATGTTTGGACCAGTTAGTTATTTTTATTAATTTATCTTCTTGTATCTGTATCATGCCAAAATCTCTAAGTACTTTTAATGCAAACCTTAAACTATTTAATGGCCTATTAAAAATTGTACTTAACATTTCTTCTGTATATGGAACATTATCATTTAGAAAAATATATCCATTTGCATTTGTTTTACCTGCTTGAACTAAAAGTCTCATCCAAATATAATGAACAGTATCTCTTTCTGGCATGGCATCTATTAATTTTATTTTTTCATCATCAAACATATTAGTTGTTATCTTTATCCATTTAACTTCTGCCAACATATCACCACTTTCTTTTTTATCCATAGTATATAAAATAAAATTTTTCTATAATTGAATCAATCCATAATCTATATATAGCTTTTTTATACTTCTTTAATAATTATTAATTTACTTTCTTTACCACCACTTCCATAGTTCTTGATCTATCAATTCATTTGGTGTAATTTGTAGTGCTTTGCATAAGTTACAAATAACTTTTAGCCCTGGATTCCCATATTTACCTTCTTCTAATTCTGTAATATAGCTTCTAGCTATTTTACTTTTACAACTCAATTTTGAAATAGATAAGTTTCTTATTATTCTATATTCTTTTGTTTTTATTACTGTCACTTGAGGATTCCTCCTTAGGATTTATTCCTCTCAATATTAAACTATAAATTCGCAAGTATTCTTAAAGTTTACCATTTCTTCTAAAAAAAAGTTCGTCTATAGTAGTATCAAAAAAATCTGATATAATCTTAGCCTCATTTAAGGTAAAAGATTTCTTACCATTTTCTTTAAAGTTATACGTATTTAGAGACACTCCTATTAGTCTTGCTATATCCTCTTGCTTTGCACCTTTTAGGCATCTATAAGCTTTTAATTTTTTTGCTGTTGTCATAAAACCCACCCCCTTAATAGCTTTTTTAAGTAAACTATAAGAATACTATTTATATTTTTATTATAGTCAACATTAAGAATACTTTCAACTGTATTTTATCATTTTTCTCAAAAAATATTCTTATAGTTTACATCAGTTTTAAAAAGTCAACATATGGTTTATAATATAGTATAAATAGAGGGGTGAAAAAGTTGGCAGAAATAAAAGATAGGTTAAAATGTGAAAGATTAAGAAAAGATTTAAATCAAACTGAATTGGCAAAATTTTTAAATGTATCAAAGCAAACAGTTTCCAATTGGGAAAATGGTAACAGAATTCCTGATACCCTTACCTTATCTAAGTTAGCTGACTTCTTTAATTGCTCCGTAGATTATATTTTAGGAAGATCTGAAAATAGAAATGGTATAATTTCTAAAGCTAATATAGATGGAAGTAATTACGAATTTGAATTAGATAAGAGTATATTTCCAAATGGCATAACTAGAGAACAAATGATAAATTATATTAAGGAATTAGAAGAAAGAAATAAAGAATTAGAAAAAGAGGCTGAGATATCTAGAAAATTAAAAGAAGCTGGCTTCGATTTCAATCCCGATAAATAAAATATTCTAAAAATTAATTATTTAAAATTAAAATACAAGTATGGAAAACTAACAAATATATATGTATTCATGATGTTATGTTTATAATTACATGGAATTCGTATATGTTTGTTAGTTTTTTATTTTGTCTAAAAAAGTAAATACTTGTCCTAAAATTCTGTATACAGACAATTACATTTTCAAAATAAATATGTAATAATTTTCACATAAAGTAATTTAATTATATAAACTTGCAAATTTTATTAAAAGATATTAAAATATACTTGAACACATGTTCGATTTGAGAAAGGAGTCTTAATTTATGTTTAATTTTAGTGGGGTATTAAGTATAAAAAAAGAAGGGGAAATAATATATGAAAAAAAAGATACCTTTACACTGAATAGAAAAAAAACTTCTTGTAAAAAATCTTCTAAGGATAAAATACAATTAGTGCATAAGGTTAATACATAA